CATTTTTCGCAAAGTACTTATACTTACTGTTAAGAGCATCATCTTCAGTCTGAGCATATGGCAACCTGTTCTGAATGTATTGAACCAAGTTTCTACCGAAAGAAGAAGCTTTACCGTCACCTTGATTTTGATTTGGAGAATTAGAAGCCATCGTATATATTTAATTAGATATGAAGTAGAATCCAGAGATATTAGCTGATGTAGTAAATCCTGCTGGGTTTTTAATAATAAGATCAAATCTACTATTTGACCCTGAAAGATATGGGAATGTAATATTCATTACATCGTTAGTAATTACATTCCATGCTGAATTAGGTAGTATAAATCCTGAGAGTAATCCAGTGTATAGTGTACTAATACCAGTGAAGCTTGTAAATAAACTAGTATCATTTGAGCTAAGCATAACAAACTCTGTCTCGTTATAATTACCACCTAAGAAAGTATATGAATACGCTTCTAAATCTGAAGCGGTCTTTGCTATAGTTACTGGATCACCGTTAGTTTCTATAACGTTAGTACCAGAAGTATTAAAATATATGTTAGTTAACTCTGGTATACCGGAAAGATTTATTGTTTCAGTTTCTGCAACACTCGATAAATTAGTAAAGAAGTTATCATAATCAAGAGACGATAAAGGTTGTTGAAAGTTGAACCTACTATCTACATTGACAAAATTTTGCTCAATAAAGTATATTGGGCTTGAGATTTCATTTTTATTCCTAAATAACCAACCTTTAATTGTAAAAGAAGTATCACCAACAACTCTAAACTTTTCACTATATGTAGTTTCAGTAGGATTATTTAAGGTAATATTTTGATCCCATAAAACTTCCGTTCGTATTTCCACCGGTGCTCCAGATAACGATGTAGGTTCCTCCCATGCGAGAACAATATACGGGTTAGTGTAGGGGACAAAGTTAGATACTATCTGCTCCATGTCTTGCATATACCGACACATTATGGACATATTAACTTGCAAATTAACCGGTACAGGAGTTCTAATTGCCGTAGCAGTATTACTACTTTGATAGTTTTCAAAGTTATTCAACTTATTAAAGACTCTATCATTATCATATGATATAGATGCTAAATCAATTGAAACCACTGGTAGTGTTAGATTTTGAGCTTTATTAACTATATCATACATGATACGTTGCTTAGGAGCAAAAACATATCTTACCTCGACATTTTGTCGCGCATTACCATTTTTATCATAACGCTTGATAACAGTATCATCAAACGCAGCAGTAAACTGAGTAAGTAAATTTTTTATTTCAAAATTGTACGTATAATTCTTCAAAGCTACTATTATTTAATTAAACAAACCTGTCTACAAAGTATTTTGGTAGCTTATGCTTAGACTTTAATATGGCATTTACAATAGTACCGTCAAGAATATACGTAATACATTCATCTTTTTTCGATCTCACACCTCTACCGCATGATTGAATTAAGGAACATAACATTTTATTCTGATACCAATCGAAATCATTTTTCATCATTCGTTCAATACGAACATCTTTAGTAGGTAAGAAGGGAGCTTTAACAATTATTTGAAACTTTGCAAGATCACCCTTTAGGTCCACTCCATATGACATTGAAGGTGATACTAATACAGTAGGATCTGGATCTGTCATATGAGCTTCTAGAATCTCTTCATTTCTAACACCCGGTTCACGATATAAAAATCTACTATCATGCAAAATATTTGATATCTTAAGAGTAATTGAGTTGTTTTGTGAGTGAATAATACCTTTATCACTCTTATGATGCTCACATATCTCACCAATCTGTTTAATAATCCTTGGTAAGTACTTATCCATTGTATGGTAGTTAAGCTTATATTTAGGGTTACATATGATAGGAGCTTTCTTAGGATCGAAACTTGACTCAGCTTCAACATATTTGTAATCTGTAATACCAAGACTTTTGCAAAAGTTATCCGGGTCAATAATAGTAGCTGACATTAGGATAACCTTATCAGCAAACTCGAATAATCTATGAGCAAGCTTATCAACTTTTAGAGGCATAAAAGTAATTGACTGTCTGTCCTTTTCAAATACATACTCTGACTCATCCCATGAATCAATAACTAGCTCAACTTTACTATGAATATTGATCAAACGTGTCATCATTGAAGTAAGATCTTGAATAGCTTTCTGATTCTTACTCTTCTTATTAGCAATAATATCCTTTAAATCCTCAATCTTATCTGTAATATCAACAGCAACTCCACTTAACCATTTAACAGCAGAGTTATTACTCATATATGGCTTAATATCAACATCCAATCTACTCAAAAAGTCATAGTCAATTACACATGTAAACTCTTTAACAAGCTGATCTTCAAGCTCAGATGCTTCATCACATATTAGAAACTGCCTCTTCTTAAGATGATCAGGTAAAGCAAAGAACATATTATAGTTAAGAGTATTGAACTTTGACACTAAAGTCTTATTTCGCTGCTCATAATATGGACACTTACACTCAGCCCAACACTGACGTTTTAGACTAGGCGCATGTAAACATGGTGCAATATCTACTGGGTATCGATCATCAATAGCGCACTGATAATTAGACTTACCTTTCAAGACTTCTACATCATCAAACAATTCCTTATATTGATCTTGTAGTGCTTTTGTTATGGTTAACGCTGTTGTCCCAAACGCTCTCTCGTTATCACAATCTTCTTCATAATTGTACCCAGTAGAAGAACGCTTGTATGCTAAGTAGCTAGTAACAATATCTCTAAACTCTTTACTACTACTATCGGACGCGTTACCTAAGGTCTTAGATACAAACGATTTACCTGAACCTGTCGGCGCGTTACAAATAACAAACTTATGTCCATTATCAAAAGCATCATCTATATTCTTGAGAAGCTTTACTTGTGAAGGGTTAGGATCATAACCTTCTGGAAATTTTTGTAGTAGTCTAGATATCACTAAACTAATTGTAGTCTACTAACTATATTAATCAACGTCTCTTAGCGGTAGAATGTAAACTAATTCATCATACAGTTTTGACTTCTTAGATGAATCTAACAACTTAACCTGTAAATCTAAATCTTGTATATTTAAAAATATCTTAGTCTTGTAGTTAAGAGTTGTTACAGTACCTTCTTTACTAATATCATAAGGGTAAGGTACTTCATATATACGGGTCCGTTCGCCATCCTCTAAAGTTAATCTTGCATAATGCTGTTTAACTTGAAATATTTTAAGTTTACCTTTCCGAATAATCTTCTTATCAGTCTTAATTACTATAGTTTCTAGCAAATAAGGTTTAATATATTCAGAAAAGTTTTCAAGTGATGTAGTCATGAGTTCAGATAACCAGCTTTTTGCTCAGCTGACATAGGGTAGATGTTTTCGTTAAAATAAGGCCAGAACTCTGAAGCTGGAATCTCTTTAATTAGATCAACTTGATTACAGTTAATAGTTCTATAATTCTGCAGTAATATATCCCACACCACTAATAAGTTATCTGCTGCTTCATTAATCTTTTTTGGGCCTTTTGGTGGTCTGTAGTTTAATGTAGTTCTTCCATTTACAGAGTTTAAAAGATCATATGATTTTGTGCAAAGCATACGCCTTGTTGCAACATCGCCCGGTCTCGGATCACGTCTTACAAATCGAACATCACATACATTGTTCAAAAGTATGCTATCCAACGCTGACCTTTGAACAATCACTCCTTAAGTGTGCAAATACCAAACAAGCGATCTTCATTTAAGAAGATACCCTTTTTAAGTTTCTTACCATTTATATCTAGATTAGAAATACTAACTCCTAGATTGTTAGGGAAGATAACAACATCACCTACCTTAACATACTCAGTTTTTGGTCCTGTAAGAATGACTCTAGCCTTACGCCAAGCTTTTGTAACAGCGTTAGTTGGAACAAAAATTCCATTACGTTGAATTTCTCCCTCGTCATTTTCATCAACATATTCTACAAGTAGAATATCATCAAAGATAAAATTTAATTCAAAATCATCCGTAAGACCAATATCACCTTCACTATGTGTAGAGAGGTCAATTAGATGTTTCTGAGAAGGTAGACGGTCAATACTTTCATGTGCAGGCATATAGATATTTAGCTAGTGTTTTAAAATAATCAACTTACATTTCCATATAAGATTTTAACTCTCTAACCGAAATATGCTTATTCTTTGCTATAAGCTCTAGATGCTCAACTTCTTCAGTCTTATCCTTCTTCCTTTTCTTTACGTAATTAATACGTTTAAACTGAAGACGAGGTATTACATTATAATAAAGACGGTACGTTCTTTGCTTATCATCAAAGATACCACCATACTTATTAAGAATATTATTTGCAAAAGATACTGTGTCCTTACTATACATTGAAAACCACCTATTAAGTAAAAATGGTACAAATGCATGCTCCCCTTCTGAATCTAAATAATCCGGCTGCTTCCTTTTATCAGAGAAGAAGAGTTTGTTCTGTAGTTGAAAAAAGTTCATAGTTTAGAGCAAATAAATTCTGCAACAGCTTTAACACTATAACGAGTATTATAATCACTATCTTGCTGATCCTTAACTAATTGTAACATATCTATATCAGAAAGCAAATCCACAATTACATTACCTGTATCGTTTACCCAATCATCTACTTGTACAATATAACTATCTTTATATATTTCATTTTGAGGCAATCTAGGAGATACAACAACCGTACCACTTCGTAAGCCTTCATAATGCCGGAAGGTTTCCATACTTACATTACCTGCTGGGCAAATGACTATCTTTGAGTTATGTAAACGCTCTGAGTATTTTGCTGGATCAAATCCCATATTGAAGCCTTTTGTAATATTAATATCTAGCTTAAGATGTTTATGTGTTTTTAAATCTGTAAAGAACTTAATTATAGGATCCATATAATCTACTCGATTTTGTGATGCCATATGACCAGAAAAAAATACATCTACAGGTCGTTCTTCAATAGGCCTATTTTTTAGTTTCCTATGCTTTTTATTATAACCTAATGGCAGTGGAAAGACATTATTCTCTGCCTGATCTGGTAGTAGGTATGATTTAAATACTAATACATCATCACGATTCTTCCACTCATCAAGAATGCAATCGGTCATATATTCATCATGTACCGCGAGTATAACATTACGGGTTGTCTCACTAAGTACAACTTCATCTCTACGATCCCACTCTGGGGTTACGCTTACAATATGAAGAGTTAGAGCATCAACCTTATCTGTGAGATGTTTGATAATCCCTTGCAAGTAGTTCCACTCGCAAACGTTATCTTCTACACCGTAATATTTAACAATCATTATACAACAATCTTCGTAGTAGCTACAAACTGATCTTTAACTTCTGCATTAAAATAATCAATAACCTCGTGCATAAACGCTTGAGCTTCTTCATCTGACAATTCAGAAGAGAACGCAAAACCAGGAGCCTTTTGACCGGCAATAATATTAATTGCAGTATGACCAACTGCAACATTCTCTAGACTATAGGTAATTGAAACACTCACTTTACCCTCTTCACGGGCTTCTCCATCAGAACCTACAAAGAGTTTTTGCACCATAAGATCGTCACCATCCATTTCAATAGGTGCATCAATTCGCTTACTCAAAAACTTTGCAATCTCTGTATTAAAAAGTCGTTGAAATGATACGGCGCCTAGAGGACCTAAATTAGGAATCTCCCAACAGAAATTAATAGCATCTTCTGAAGCAATAAAGTCATCGGAAAGAGTATCTTCAAGATCGA